TACTAGCCATGCCGACATGTCGGTCCTTCCAGTTCGGTGTTTCCTGTTTGTTATTGTACTGGGGGGTGTGGACGGCTTTGAGGTTGGTGGGGTAGTCTTTTGTTGTGGAACTTACCGCCGAAGACCTTGACCTGATTGTCGAACTTGCGGACCCTGGCATCTATGACGGCAAGGGAGTCACGCTTCATCCGAACCCTGAGCCTGACGGGAATGCTCCGCATGGCATGAACGATGAGGATGAGATGGTATGAGTCGCACTACTGCGGAACTGCGTAGGCTTTGGTCACCGGCGTGTACGGGGCCATTTGCCTCGGTGCCGTTGTTTGGTGGCGCGTCGATCAGTGTGCGAGCTTCGACTGTCGATGCCTGGCTCGCACTGAATGCTGTTCTGGTGAAGTGGAACTACCGTGCGACCCCTCCAGATTGCGGCGCTTACAACTGCCGGACCATTACGGGCGGCACCGGCTATTCGTTACACGCCTACGGGATCGCTGCCGACATCAACTGGCAGCAGAATCCGTATGGCCCTGTTCTGATTACCGATATGCCTCGTGGCATGGTCGATGAGATTCTGGCGATCCGCACGAACAACGGGGTCGGCGTGTTCCGCTGGGGTGGTAACTACTCCGGCAACAAAGACGCGATGCACTATGAGATTGTCGCGAGCCCCGCAGAGATTGCTACAGGCATAGCGGGTGGGTCACAACCAATTCCAACACCGGAGGATGAAATGGCGAGCAGTTATCTAAGAGTAAATCAACCGGGCGACCCCAACCACGGGCGTGTCGAAGTGATTGACGATTTCAACCGGCGCTGGATTTCGCCAGAGGAACTGCAACTGCTGGTCTTCTTTGGCGCAAAGGTGCAGGACGTAGCTCTTTCAACTTTCAATACGTTGACAGCCAACAAAACGGTAAACCCGATTGTTGTGAGCGGCGGTGCTGCGGCCCCGACTGCTGAGGCTAACGCCACGGCTACTGCTGACATGATCTCTCAGCGTTTACGGTCGTAATGGTAAAGGGCAACAGAATTGTCGTATACGTTGACGAGGCAGGGTTGTGGCGCTGGCGGGCAGTCGCCGGGAACAATCGTGTGATCGGTGCTGCCGAGCAGGGGTTCAGATTCCGGTGGTACGCGACGCGTAAAGCCCGCAGTGCCTTTCCTGACGCGCCTGTTGAGTATCCGAACCATGATGCTGACGGTCGGCTCAATTAGTTCGTCATGGGAGCAACAAATTATAGAATGCCCAAGATCGGTGAGCGGTTCCAGTACGACGGGGAGACTCATACTCTTGCCAGGTGTTGGATGCTGGACGGCAGGTTCGTTTATGACCTGACCTGCAATCGGACTGGTCGCATTGTGCGTGGCGCGCAGATCGAAGATTTCGGTAAATAGGCTCAAACCTCTTGCGCAGGGGTTGTAGTCCTAGATGGTTATGGTTCCTCGGATGAGCCTGAGTGCATAGTCGCGCTCAGGCATCGTGAAGTCTTCCCATTCCAAGCCGACGCTACTAGCCATTGCTCGAGAGATGACATCTTCGTCCCAGCCAAAGCCAACCATGAGTATGGCGGTGGACTTGAGCATCTGAATATCTGCTGGGCTGAATCGAAGTTTCGTCATAGAATCATGCTAGTCATGGTTGCACCGGCGCTTCGCAGATTCCGATGATTTCCGTGCCGAACACTCCAGCCCATTCGATGGCCGACTTGAGAGCCAAGGCAATGTCAGTCTCGTAACCCAAGGCTTCATCGGTTTCTGTGCCGTCTGAAGCCCTGTGGCGAATCATAAAGTACTTCTGAGTGGACAACTCTGGATTGAGCAGGCTGCGTTGCTCTGGCTGAGGGTCTACCGACATTTCATTCTCCTTGGTTGAATAGGTTGATCTCTGTAGGGGCAGTTGCTGGAACTTCCCTAGTGGTCGTTTGTGAATCACTAGATTCGACTAGGGGCGCATGTGGCGAGGTAGCTGCCACCCGCCTTGCAGCGGTATAGACCGCAACAGGGTTTATATCCATGAGGAAACACGACCTGCCTAAAAGCTTCGCTGCGACACCTGTACTTCCAGACCCGCAGAACCCGTCGAAGATGATGTCACCTTCATTGCTGAACATCTCAACGATGCGCTGCATGAGCGTCAAGGGTTTCTGGGTTGGGTAGCCGGTTCGCTCATTGGAACTTGTTGACAGGAAAGAGATTTCCCACACATCGGTCATAAGCTTGCCGTCAGGATGGAATCCAGGCTTGCTGACATCGGTGCCTGAAGCGTAGGGGACTCGCTTCGTATTGAACGTGTAGTCCTTGCCCTTGGCGTACCACAACAGCGTGTCGTGCTTTCTCGACAGGTGTCGCTTCGACGCTCCACCAGACCTATAGGCCCAGACAATTTCATTCTTGAAGTTTACTTCCCCGAACATCTCGTCGATTAGGACTTTGACGTAGTGCGAGGTTCGCCAGTCGATATGGACGATCATGTTCCCATTGGGGGTGAGTGACTCCCAACAAGCCTCGAGCCGAGGCTGCAACCATTCCATGAATGCTGCTGTGGTCGGCCAACTGTCTATCCATTCTTCAGTGAAGCGCCGCCCCGTATTGTACGGGGGGTCGATGTAGACAAGTTGGGGCTTTGGGTCCAGGGCTGCTGCGGTGATGCAGTCACCGAGCAGGACGGTATAAAACGGCGGGGTTGTCACCTACTCGTCGGTTTCATCCATGAAGGCGATCCGCAGTTCATAGAACAGCTTGTCGAAGTCAACATTGCTCAAGTCCGTGTCGGGGGTGAAGGTGGCTTCGATGATTGTTCTGACCATCGCCTTCGCTTCATCATCGGAAATCTCATTGTTGTTGAGAATGGTCCGCAGGACCAGATAGGTGGGATAGGTCAGTTGAAATGGATTGGCAGGTATTCCAGCACTTCGATTAGCCATGATTGGTCTTTCCTTCACTGCTCACTATGTCGGGGTTGATTTCTGAAAGTTCGCATGGCTCGAGGATCGTGGACCACTCAGTCTCGGCATATTCGTCTAGGTCTAGCCCGAACTCTGTTCGCAGCACCTTCGTCCTGCCCGTCGCTACGTCCGTGGCCTGCCAGATAGTTTCTGCTACCTCTCGTGCAGTTGCAGGACGGGAAGCAAGAATCTCGCCGGTGGACTCATCGACATCTATGCGATCAGCGAACGCTTGACTGTTGATTGCGATTCGCAGACCTTCCTTATCCCAACCTTTGCGACTGGCCTTGCGCTTAGTGCGCCACCATTGGCCGTCAACCTCGAGCGGTTCGTCAAGGTCACCGATGATCGCAGCTTCTGACGATGAGGCAATCTCGGAGAGTCTGCCGCCACGTTTCTGCCAGTCACGGATCAGTGTGTGGACCCTGAGCCTGTCCTCCAGGTTCCCTGTGCCGTCCGCAGCCCATGCTTCAGCCAACTGCAAGGCCGACTCAAGGGCTGCGGATACTTCTGCTGCGTCAATCACGCTGTGACCAATTCGGTCAGCTTTGACCAACGGACCCAACGCTCCATGCCGTATTCGGAAAGAGTGTTGTACTCAACACCGTTAGGGGTTGAGCGCTTGCCGATGACCCGAACAATGCCATGTGAGGTTGCGCTGAGGTTGTAGAAAGCCTCATCGCCAATGGCGAAGTCATCTTCATGCTCATCAGGATCGAGGTGACCGTCCGACTCAAGATCGGCTTGACGGATTTCGCTTTCCAGCATGGCAGCAAACTTGCGAACCTCATCAAGCAAACCGAGTGCTTCGGGGATCAGATACCAGTCCCCTGCGATAGCACGCCTGCCGATTCCCGCTGCCATGAAGGAATCATGTTCGATCCGGCACCCTGTGCAGAATCGGTGGTCGGACAGAGTTGTGTTTGTCCAGGGACCCTTGCAGGTGTTGTTTCGTCCTTCACACATTTGTAGCTGCCTTCTTGTAGTCGGTTGGATAAAGAGTTGGGTTGAATGGGTCATCCCCGTACTTTTCGATATTGTCCGCACACATTTCGATGTCCATTTGGCGAGCCAGTTCAGGCAGGCCGTTCTCACGGTATGTTGCGATCAGGTACTCGCAGAGGTAATCAGGGAATGACTGATAG